GAAGCGATGAAGGTAGGGTCAAAGTCAAGAATCTTTTGACCGTTTGGAAGTCTAACGTAACTAAAGGTTAGGAGAGAAGCTGACCAGATAAGCACAACAACTTTCACTAGATTACCAAGAACTTCACCTTTATCTTCATGTTGGTCTTCTTTCTCTTCTACCTTTGCTTTGGATTTATTTCCTAGCATTGGTATAGAGTAAGGCAACTCTATTTATGCCGCCTATTAAGAATGGTATACGTTGGGTCTAGGGAATGTCATACCACTAACTCTCTTACCCTTCTGTTCCTGAAGATATCCAGTGGCAGGTCTTGGATTCTCTGCATGTAGGTATCTATTTGGACTTCCTTGCTGAGAACTATTGTCATCATATCCACCAGTGCCAAGATCAAATGCCATATCACCAGTAATAGAATGCTGTTGAAGATAACCAATCAAATCATCTTGAGTGAATCTAGGTTTACCACTTGCTAAACATGCTGCAACACCACACACCTGTGGAGATGCCATACTTGTTCCACTAATTGGATGAAAATAATTGGCAGATCCCTGTGTGTATTTTGTGTCATTTAATCCACCTGTGTTTCCATAAGCAGAAAGGATCAAATCTCCAGGAGCAAAGACATCAATAGCAGAACCATAGTTTGTATAAACAGATCTTCTAAAGTCTCCTTGATTACTCATAGCACCAACGTTGACAGATCCACTATCAGGAGAATTTGGCCACCCGCCTCTCATATAATAAAACGCTCCTACACCACTAACTTGAATAATGTTATTCCAATTAGGACCGTTTACAGTTTCAAATAACAAGTTATCATTTCCAGAAGCACCAATAATAACTACACCATCAGCAATTGCATCAATAACATCAGCACTTACAGCAGCAAGCCATGCAGGCATAACATCAACACCAAACCTAATTCCAAAATCCGTTTCCAATCCTTGTTCTGTCCACCCAGATGGTCCAGGATTTCCAGGAGTATATACAACTCCCTGGTATTGAACTGCAGTTACATCAGCAGCAGTAAGATTTTCATTTGGCATTGGAATAATGCCACCATAACTATGATTAGTAATAGTTGGATTTCTATAACCAGTCTCTGGATTGATTGGTTTGTTGAGATGAAATGCTCTCAAGTAATCAAAGATAAGTAGGGCAGGAAATGACTGCCCAGATGGCCAAACATCTGTAACAGACATGTTATAAATGTTTGCTTCTCGTGCCCACCCATAGTGCTGACCACATGCCGTTCCAGCAACATGGTTTCCATGATACTGAGATGTAGAAGCATTATCTCCGTATGTAATCGTCCCTGTGGGAAGAGTCTGCCCATCATCATCGATAGAACTTACAGCACCATTGAGTTCATTGAACCACTGATACTGAACAAATCTTGTTTGATTAGTTGTGGGACTATACCATTCTTCACTATCATATGATATAGGATCATCACAAATGACTACATCAACATGCTTTCCATTATTGAATACAGTTACTGTATCATTCTTCTGTTCATATGTCCAGTTAGCAGCAGGAGATCCAAAGTTTCCCTTATCTCTTTGTCCTTGATTTCCTGCACAATGAAGATGTCCCCATTGATAATCAAAAGGACTAACTGTTGCTGGTGCTATAGTATCACCTTTCCAAAAATTTCCAGAAACTTGATAAGGTGCTTTGTTTATTACCTGTCTAGCAATTTTAAACTTATCCTCTGCTGCAACGTCCCACACTCTAGGATCTTGACGTAACCTTTCTGCTTGTTCCTCGTTCATCATGTAGTGAGTGTTCCTACTGAGAGGTCGTTTTGCTACAAGAGGAAACCCAGTCAGTTGCATCTCATTGTAAAACTGCTCTAAGTCTTCTTTCTTATAGAGCGTTACTACATAGACTTTATCTTCCATATCAATCCTCTAGTTGAACGTAATGCAATGTTACTGTGATTGCTTGTGTAGATCCACTCTTGTTTACAACTTTCAAATAAACATTTGAAGATGGTGTGGCATCATCATTCCATCCAATAGTTCCAGGAGTAATTTTTTGTGTGACTGCACCACTGGTAATTACTTCAGCGATGACACCAGATCCTGGTGTGGGATCAGTAAACTCTGTTCTAGTAGCATCATTCGCTCTACTTGTAGTGTCTGTGTAGAGTGTTACCCATGCAGCATAATCAGTTTGAATTTTTTGCAACGCATATGTCTTTGCTGCAGTAATAGTAATATAAGTAGATGTGCCATCAGCAATTGAAGAGGTGGTTGCCGATGCAGTAGTTCTTGACTGTAATCCGCTAAGTGTACTCCAAACAACACCAGTAGCATTTCCGCCGCCATCGTCACCAGTTGCAGAGAGAACTTGACCAGCAATACCACTGGAGTAATTGTTATCAAGAATAGAAACTGGAAAACTTCCAGAACCTAATAAAAGTGCTGTGTTAGCACCATTACCTTCAATCTGAACAGTTCCACCAAAATATCCTCCAGTAAGGGCACTAATAGATCCCTGAGCGTTAAGATTATCTGTTAAAATTTCTCCAACAAAATTTTGTGATGGATTACCAGGATCATCACCAACTTGCAATCTTCTTGAAGCACCCCCAGGATCACTGAAAGTAAGAGCAGCACTAGCACCTAAAGATCCGTTGTCATTGTATTGAACTTGAGTATTAGATCCAGCAACAGTTGCTCCACCACTTACCGTGACAGGATTCCAAGTAAGAGTAGCAGAATTGTATGATAAAACTTGCCCATCAGTTGGAGCAGTTGTTGTCAAATCAACATCGACAAGATCATTCAGTTGAGTGGGAACAAAACTTACTGCATTTATCCAAGAAGATGTGGTGGCATTGTAAAGTAGTTGATCTCCTGATTGCAAATTTGTTAGTGTGACATCAGTTAATCCACTTATGGTGGTTGATCCTCCACCACTAATAGTAACACCAGATCCAACTGCTTTCCATGTAGTCCCGTCCCAAATATAGGTGACACCACCATTTACATAAGTATCATTGACACTTGGGGATGATGGAAAATTTAGTGCTGCCATTTCTATACTACTTCCTGTCTTGAGTATTTATTGATTTCCTCTTGGATACAACTGACCACCGCCACCAGAAATAGTAGTAGTCCAAGTTGTACCATCCCATCTCCATGTAATACCAGCAGAGGTAAAAGTCTGACCTATGGAAGGTCCAGCTGGAAAATCAATTGCCATTTGTTACCCTCCTCAGGCTAGTTCTTTTGCACCGAATGTATCACCACAAATACCAGTGACTAATCTAAGATTATCATTTGAGTAACCCGACATATCATTTTTCAACTTATAAGTTACAGTATCACCAGTAGATGCACCATGAACATCAAGGAAAGTAAAATTCAATCCACCGTAATATGTGTTTGCTATGGGGAACACAAACGTTTGAACCGTCGAATAACCATTAGTATTGATCTGTCTTTCTAATGTAACTTGAGCTTCAGTATTTCCATCAGTTACATTCATAATACTTGCATTCAATGTTATCAATGCCTTGCTATATCCAGCGGTAACCGTGAATGTAGTTTGAATATCAGAAGTTCCTGCTTCATTCAAGAAATAGTTGCCAACTGTAGTTGCAGCGTTACCAAAGTTTGGTGTTGTGCTAGTTCCAAAACGTGTATAAGTTTCAACTCCAGATCCAATCTGTGGTGTAGCATCAACCCATTGTGAATCTGGTGTTGCATCAGTGTAGTAAATCTTCAGTCTGCCCTCATCAGACTTCCACCAAAGATCTCCTGCAGTAGCAGAAGTTGGTGCAGTCTCAGATACTGTAACAGATGTTCCACCGCCACCAGCAGGTGAAGCATCCACCCACTGTGCGCTATTACCATCATCGTAATATACTTTTAGTTTACCGTCATCAGATTTCCACCAGAGGTCTCCATCAGTTGGTGACGTTGGAGCAGTAGTTTGTGTAGGTACATTAGCAGTTACACCACCAGATCCACCAGAATCTGCAGCAGGAGCCCAGTTAGTTCCATTCCACTTTAGAACCTGTCCAGCACTTGGAGCAACTGATGTGTCTACATCACTCAATGCTCCAATAGAAAGAGATGAAATACCAGTTAGATATCCTGCTGCAGCATGATTACCCCAAGAAAATGCGGTATTCCAGTTTCCAATATTGGCATTTGTAATACCACCAGCGGGTGAAGCAGCAAATACTGGGTCTGTCTCGGTAAAACTTGTAAGGAAATTTGGCGTCCAGTTGACCCACTCAGTAGTAGATAGATTATACTTGAGGAGTTGTCCATCTTGAACATTAGATATTGCAACATCATCAATTGTGCTTAGATTACCAACAGATGTCAGATATCCAGCAGTGCTATGATCTCCCCAATTGTATGCAGCATTCCAATTTGAAAGTTCTGATACTGTAATACCTGCAGCAATAGATGCAGAGAATACTGGGTCAGTTTCTGTATAACCAGTAATATATCCAGTATCATTTACCAAATCACCGATAGATGTTGGCATTACATAATAATTACTTCCATCATTAGTAAATGTCCAACGGTCTGTTCCTTCGTTCCAGAGCAATCTGACGTTAGATTGCAAACCTCTTTCAACTTCAACACCAGCATTTTCAGATGGTGTTACAGAAACATCATTGTTCAAGACAATAAGGTTGTCAGATACAGTCAGATGAGTAGTATTGATCTGGGTTGTCGTACCAGTTACTGTAAGATTAGTACAAGTAAGATTTCCAAAGGTAGCAGCAAGACTAGTAGTATTTCCTCTGCCAACAACATCATCTAAAGTATCAGACTCTGTTGTTAGGTAACCAGCAATGGCATGATTGCCCCATCCATATGCTGTATTCCAATTTGTAATGTCAGATGCTCCGATACCAGCAGCATCAGAAGCAGCAAATACTGGGTCAGTTTCTGTATATGAAGTTAGGAATCCACCATTATTGATAAGATCATTAGTTCCGATGGCCATATTATAATATGTCGTTCCATCATTCGTAAACTCCCAACGATCTGTTGTCTCATTCCATCTTACCGCTACATCATTAGAAGTTCCCCTATCAATTTTTAATGTTCCATTCAATGTTGGTGCTCCAACAACACCATCATTCATGATGATCTCATTTGCAGAGACATTCAAAGTAGCAACATTATTTGATTGAGTACTTCCAATAACAATGAGGTCTCCATTTACAGTAAGATCTCCAACAGCAACATTAGCAGTTGTCGATGAACCTCTTGCAGTAACAGTTGCTAAAGTGTCCGCTTCTGTTGTAAGATAACCAGCAGTGGCATGATTACCCCAATTATATGCAGCAGTCCAATTTGTTTTGTTCTGTGTGGTAATAGAACCAGCAGGAGAAGCAGTGAATACAGGATCGCTTTCAGTGTAAGAAGTTAGATAAACACTTAGGTCTGGTTTGCCAGAGAGATCAGCATATGCTCCAGAAAATGTAGAGAAACTTGATAGGTCTGGAGGAGTAAATGTAAACTGACCATTTACATTATTATAAGTTAGATCACCACCACCCTGAGCAGGACCAGTTACAACAGAAGATTGTGGGGGAATAACTGGTTTGTTTAGAATTCTAGCAGCACCAGTAGTTGCATTCCAATCGGAATTTACTTGTGCTGCTGGAATAGTGGGAAGTCCCGTTAGATCTGCATATGCACCACTAAAATAAGTTGGAGTTGACCATTGAATACCAGTTCCCGTGCTGGTTAGAACTTGACCTGTTGTACCAGAAGTGCCATTTGCTTGTAATGGTTTACCAGTAGGGATGTTCAGACCTTCCTTAATTTCAATCGGTGCATTATCAAGATAGTTAGCGATCTGATTCGCAAGAATTTTTGACATACTTCCAGTCCTGAAGACAGTTTCCCTGAGCTAGAAGTATTTATAAAATGGTAAGCGGAGTATCGGATTCGAACCGACGACATCTAACTTGGAAGGATAGCGTTCTACCTGACTGAACTAACTCCGCAGGAAATGGGAGAGGTCAATCTCCCAGGACACATGCACGTCACTCATTTTTTATTCAGTTGAGAAATGAGAAATCAACTCACACGTTTCGGGTCATTTGGCACCACCACTTACTCTTTGACTGGAAGCAAGAAACCAGGCGGGAGAGATTCCCATCCGCACCAACTGCCCTTGAAAGAGAGGCAGTAAACTCTCAGGGGTCTAAAGACCATCCCGACCAGAGCGAGTTTTTAGTCTTCTCGGGACTTGTAATCACCAAACGAGATTACATCAGGACTGTTAGTATTGACACTAATGTTTCCACCAAAGTCAATGTTGTCCATTGCATCTAGATCTCCACCAGGACGGTTGAGATAATCAGATGTAAGATTGAAGTTGTATTCACTCCAGTCTTTTGCCCACTGTGTTTTATTGTCTGTGAAACGAATAGTGTTAGAAACTTTCTTTCGCAGACCACTAGTTTGATTTAGAAGATCAAACAACTCACTCAACCAATGATCATCACCCTCAGCGAGAGCATTGATGAGTGCTTGACGGACTGCCTCTTCAGCAGTCTCTAGATGGGATGTAATACTCATAAAAACTCACCAAGTAATTTTTCTTGTTCTTCAATTGACAGCGATGTAAAGAGTTTCCATGCTGCATTTTTTTGTGCTGTGCTTTTTGCTTTATGACAATTATGACACAGAACTTGTATATTGTCAATCTGGTTTAGAAGAGTTCCTTTACCAATTGAAAGGAAAGATTGTTTGCTAATCTTGAGAGCAGGATTGATATGGTCAAACTCTAAGCTTTCCTGTGATCCACACTTACAGCATTTACATCCACATTGTTCGTAGATGATCTGTCTGTTTCTCTCTCGCTTTGCTTCTTGCTTTTGTTTAGCAAGATGTGGGTTCTTAGCATAATGCTGTCGTTCCCACGCTAGCTTATCTTCCTTATTTTTATATGCCATGGTTTGGATCAGGGTTATATTTATTTATAACCCCAGATCTTCAATCATACTTGCGGTAAGATGGAACACCCTCAGGATCGAGCCACTTAGAATACTCGGGGTCTTCTAAGCATACATCAAGTTGCATCTGGTTGTCAAGCAAATACATGTCAGTATAACGCTTGGTCCATTCGTTGAACTTTTGGATACGGTAGTCAGGTTTGCCGTTGATCTCTAGGAGACCGCACTGGACATAACGATAGGGGGAACGCTCAAGAATTACAGTCGGTTTCATGTGTCTCCTGATTACCTTGTAATTCTAGCACACCCTCTTGGTCTTGTGAAGGGTATGTGCCAGTTTCAGAATTGGACTTCTGGACTTCTCTAGTAGTCCAATATGCCAGAGCCATCAAACCAAAGTAAAACAAAGTGTCATCAATCATCACAAGGAAGAAGATGATGCTACCACCATAGCGTAACCAGTCAGGCAATCTATCGGTGAGTTTTTCAATAGATGGACGAACTCTCTTCTCAAACTTGAAGTATAGAATTGCTCCAAGTGTTACTGTAATCTCACTTACAGGAACAATAAAATAGAGAGACAGGATGATAAAGATAGGCCAATACTGTCTCTCTGGAATACGCTTCAGATATGAAATGTAAAGATCAATCCATCCCTTACGGGTTCTTGGTCTGTTTTTCCACTTGCGTTTCAGTGATCTAAGAAGCGTCATCGTGATCCCAAAGATAATTATATTCTTCACCTGCTGGGACTGCTACAACAGCAGTACCATCAGCACGTCTAATTAGGAACTCCTCTTTTTCATTTTCGATTCGTTCCATGTAGTCATCAAAGTTTTTTTCAAACTCAAGTTCAGTTACTTCAGTCATGGCACACAACAAATTTCTTTTTCTTGCATATAACGGATAGAATCTTGACAACCTCCTAAATGGAGATCACCAAGAACAATTTGAGGGAACGTAGCACCTTCACCAAACTCTGCGTAGAATTCGTCCCTCGTGAAGTCTCTACCCAATTCATATACTACATGCTGAAGTTCTTCGTGTTCTACAATTGCCACAAACTTTTCGCAGTAAGGGCATCCTGGTTTTGAGTAGATGGTAAATGCCATAGTTGTGATGGAAAATAATATATATTTCACAATCGGAATGACAGGATTCGAACCTGCGACATCTCGCTCCCAAAGCGAGTGCTCTACCAAACTGAGCTACATTCCGTGGCGGAGAGGGTGGGATTCGAACCCACGGAGGTGTTACCCTCGCTGGTTTTCAAGACCAGAGCCATCAACCACTCGACCACCTCTCCATTCTTCTTTGCGAAGGAACTGTTCCTCCAGATTATAAAACAACTTATGGTTGTTTGTCAAGACATAATACCCATCAATATAGGCACCGTCATCATCAGTCCAACCATAACCAATCACCCGCTCACACTGACCATCAATTACAAAGCATTTATCTGTGTGTAGGTAAGAGTGGTAGCGGGCGTCCAGTGAAATCATTAGCGTTCCTCAAAATTAATGCGACGGACCTTACGTTGGCGTCGTTCCTCTTGGTATTTTAGGTCATCTGGTGTCAGCATACCATGATATTTAATCTTTTTGTCATAATTTGTAAGGACCACTTGACCCAAGTCAATTGCTCCCACAGTATCGTCTACGACTTTCATCTGATTTGGGCATCCACAGAACTGAACTTTACTTATGCTCGTCAGTTCTTTGCCACACATTTTACATCTTGCGGATAACATTTGTAAGCATTTAACCTCATATGAGTAATGCTCGAAGAGGGGATCGAACCCCCGACAACTTGAATGTAAATCAAGTGTTCTACCTCTGAACTATTCGAGCGATGCACCAGAGAAGATTTGAACTTCCACGCCCAGAAGGCGGCAGATTCTAAGTCTGCTGCGTCTACCATTCCGCCACTAGTGCTTATCTTTTTTTATTTGAGAAGGTGTCCGTATGACTACCAAACAGGCACGGCTGGACTCGAACCAGCAATCGACAACTTAGAAGGTTGATGCATTATCCATTATGCTACATGCCCAAAAAAAGTTAGTTGCCTAACTTATACCAGACATCCAACCAATAGGATTGAGTTGTGTGGTTGTTTTACCATGACTAGTGGCAATATCATACATCACTTGATGTATATTTTTTACTTCTGTGTAGGTGTCAGTAAGTAAAAGATTTTCTGCTACTGCTTGATCGTAAGCAAGTTTATATTCTTTTTGGTGAAGAGAAAAAGTAGCTGGTCCAAACCAGGGATCGTCTTCAAGATATTTTGGTGCTGGATATGTCATGCTAAAACCATCTTTTTAGTGTAGTCATACGCATAGATTTCACGGTTTCCTTTGATACCCCAACCCAACCAGTAGTAAGCAGGTTTCATGTAATAAGATACAGTTTGTCCACTGCCTTCAAATTGTGGAAGGACTTTTTGGAAGATAGGTTCGTTAATCATCCAGCGAGTCTGACCTTCCAGACTACTGGGATCACAAACATATTTAGCACAGAAGTTTCCAAGACCTTTGTATCGTCCAATACTAGTCCACTGAATCAAACCATACCCACCAACCTTACACTCAGTGTAGGAGACACGAGCACCACCTTCACAGATGTTGGAGATGAACTTACTCTCCTGCTTGATGTTACCCATGATCGTGGCAAGAGCATTACGATCTTTGATTTTAGTTTGTTCCTGAAGTTCTTCTAAAACATACTGCTCCTCTGGAGTGCAGTCTTCACACTTCCACGTAAGAGTATACTGTATCATAGGAACTTCTACAACAGGAGGTTCAGGAATTTCAGTAATAGAAGGGTAAGCACAAGCAGAACTAGTTAGTGTCAGTGCTGTCAATGCCAGAGTTCGTTTCATCATACTTAAAATAATCTTTACGGTAGTAACGACCGAGTATGTTGCTATTATAGTAGGTGGGAGTCCCGTTGTCAAGTGCCCACTCATGGGTCACCTGCAGAGTCTTTTCCAAAATTTCCATAACATTACAGTTATATATGAACGCAGTATAGCACTATCAGTATAAATAGTTTTATGGTAGAAAGTATTTTTATGTCTTGGAGATATAACGAAGAAGACTTTACTGAAGCACCCAAAGGTATAGAAGGATTTGTTTATTTAATAACAAATTTGACGAATAATAGAAAATATGTTGGTAAAAAATCTTTTTGGACAAGAAGAAAAGATAA